GGGATGCTAATAATAAAGAATTTTATATACTTCATAATTGACTTTTTATTATTCTAGCAATAATTTCCTTTACTAATTCCCATACCAATATTATTAATATGATTTTCATAATCTATTCTTTATAAAAGTCTTCCTGCAAAGATACTAATTCCCTAGTCATTTTTTTAAGTTCCAATTCTTTTTCAGCTAATTGCTTTTCTAGTTTTTGAATCCTTTCAATAAGACCATCTATTTCTAGCTTGTCTAATAAGCCTTGTTTTAATTCGTAGTTTGTCATAGTCATAGTTTTAAAAATATCCCCGCCCCATCTAGGAAACTAACTAACACCCATGTTTTTTAATTTATTTGATTGTTTGTGACGGGGATAATATTTTACATATTTTCTATTAAGGCAGTTGCTAACAATCCGCCAATTATAATAATAAAAAACCATTCGATACCTAATGAATCTTTAGCGTATTCAGCGTTTCTTTTAGCTAATAATTCTAATTGCTTGTCCTCTTTAGTTTTTAATCTGTTTGCCATAGTGTTTGTTTTTTAATTTTAAAATTGTGCGTTGTTCAGTCGCACCCCTGACTTCTTGGGTTAGTTATTTTTTATATGCAATTTTATTAAGTGTAATTAATGATTCTTTTGCATCTTCTTTTAATTTAATTAATGCTTCTTCAGGAGTTAAACCCATTGTATTGCTATATGGAAATTGTGTTAATTCTAATCTTTTGTTATACATTTTAATTGCCATTCCATGTTCGCCTTTACCAATTAAATCAAGTCTGCCAAAATAATAACCACTACCTGAAGTACAAGCAACATATTCTCTATTGCTTTTTCTTTCGCTGATAATGCTTCCATTTTCATCAATAACTTGATAATGAAATTTTCCTGCTTTGTTTTTAGTTTCGGTAACCTTTAATTCGTAATTCATAGTATTAGTTTTTTTTAGAATTTATTAAAAAATAATTAAGTAGTTTTTGATTTAATTTTTCATTGAATTGTTGTTCACTTTCAAAACAATTAGTTTGGCAGTAAACACCTTCATTGCAAACCAATTCACTATAATTTTCAAACCTTAAAAAATAGCCATATTGATTTGGCTCTTTTAAATATTCACCGAATAAAGACTGTAGACTTTCGGCTCTGTGACCAATAAAACCAAGATTGATACTCATTTCCTTTTTCATAGTGTTTGTTTTTTTGATACAGTAAAGATATATCAACTTATATACACAATCCAAACATTTTGCCAACTATTTTTAAACTTTGTGATGAACGGTAAATATCAAGGATAAGCGGTAAATTACACAAATGAGTATCTGCCGTTACCTCTTTTGATACTAAAGTTATTCCAAGCCAAAGCCAATGCCATCACACAGTCATCGTGGAATCCGCTAGGTGCGGAGTACTTAACCCCATTTGCAGTAAACTGATACTCAAACACTTGTAACTCATTTGTGATTGCCCCTTCAGGGAAGCCTATTCTACCCTGTTGGATTGCGGTTGCCAAGCCTTCCATAAGCTGCTGCTTACTAGAACTTGTAAACTTTAACCCCTCAATGGCTATCCCTTCCCTTTGTAAGTCCTCTAGGATAGGGTCACCAACTCCTGTGCTATCCACCAATATAGGGCATCTTGGTAGCCTCTTTATATTTTCCTTAGTATTATGCCAATCCATTTGATAGCGGTCAAAATAAGCCACGTTTCCGTTATTATCTAGTCCTATGATTACGGTATGGTCAACTGATTTAGCAAGGTCAATCCCGAACGCTACTATTGGCTGATTGCTCATAGGCTTAGTACAATCCACAATAAATTTATTACCGAATGGGTTGGCGCTATTCTCACTAGGGTTTGCCATATACTCCTGCTCAAACACTACATTAGGCAGTTGCATCCTAGCTTCGTCTATTTCCTGTGGGTCAATATACGGATTATCATAGCTAGTGAACTTGAATGAAGCCCAATCATTTTCCCCCGCCTTCATAAATAGGCTATAAAAATAATTTTTGCCTCGTGGGGTTGAAAGGAATATTGCCTTCCCTTTATAGTCGGTTAGCGTAGGTCTAATACTATTCTGCCAACCGGCTTCTAAGTCAGGGATAAATGAAGCCTCGTCTATAATAACTAAATGGAACTTGCGACCTCTTAGGTTATCTAATCGCTCCCCTGTAAAGAATTCAACCTGCCCACCATTGGGAAAATCTATTTTAAGGTCAGACTTGTTTTTAGGCAATTCTAGGGACTCAGTTAATTTACTAAAGAAAACCTTAGCCAATCCATAAGTAGGGGTTATATAAGCAACAGAAAAGCCTTTAACCGCATAAGTGATTGAAAGTATCTGTGATAGTTCCGATTTGCCAAATCTACGACCACACATAACAACCCTGAAACGCTTATCGCATTCAAGTATCTTCTGTTGGTTTGCGTGTGGATTAGGAAGGAATATCTGCATTATAAAATGGTTTTACCATCTACAAAGATAACTTCTATTTTATTATCGGATTTAATATCCATTTGCTCCTTAGGTTTGCCATATACCCTAGTAAGCAAAGTATCTAAGGAATATAAACTTCCGTTACTCATAGACTTTAAAATAGCTTTTGCAATAGTCTTTTCTAATACTGTCGCCTTATCGTTTGTGCTAACTGATTTTAGTTCGTCTTCATCCATAGACATCAAAGCCTGTATGCTATCATTTATTTCGGATAGTTTATACCCTTGCTCCTTCAAAAGACTAACGTACTTTCTAGGTCTTCCATTAGGATTGCCTGATTGCCCTTTTGGGAATTGATGTTCTATAATATCCTGTGCTGCCATTGTGCTGATATTGTGTTGTTTTATTTATCTAATTTAGATTTAAAATGCTCACAAAGTTTATCCATTTTCCCTATGTAGTAAGTCATAAAATCTTTGTAGCCTTCATTATCTTGCTGATAGTTTATATACAAAATACCCCTCAATCTTTGTGATGGGGTCTTGTTTGATTCTAGGTCAGTCTTAATACTATCAATGTTATCTAATTCATCCGACTGAAACGTTTCCTCTTTAATAGCTATATAGCAAAACTTTTGATTCAATTGGAAAACTTGTGCTGCATCATTTGGGGATAGTTCCTGTGTGCCAAATGTTACTTTGATAGTCTTGTCCTTTCTAGAAGTTAATCCTTCTATTTGTGCCGGTAGTATTATCATAGTTAGAATTTACCAATGAATTGATTGTTTTGACATTTGATAAATAACCTGCTAAATTGTTTAAACCATTTTTTCATAGTGTTATCTTCCTTGTCCCTTGTAGGGTTTTGGTTTTGGTGAATGTTTATTATAAGATTTCTTTGCCTGTCCTCTTTTGCGTTTGCCAAATGATACTTTGGTTGAATCGTTTTTACCTTTTGCCATCTAATTTCTCTTTATGTATTTCTTTTAAATATTCAATATATTGTTTCTTATCCCCGTACTCAATATGATGCTTCCTACATAATGCCATAAGGTTTCCTATCTTGTCAGCCTCTTTATTCCCTCCCATTCCCCTTGCTTCTATATGATGTATGTCAACCGCTTTAGCACCACAGGATTCACAAGGGATAAAATCTTCAATGCCATATCCGAAATAGTCTAAATATATTTTAGTGTGCTTCTTCATTAAACATTATGAAGTTCAAAGATACAAATATAAATCCTATATTTAAACTATGATGTAGTTCGCTATATTCGTCAACCGTATATCCCAAAGAAACCCCTAAATGAATAGTGCTTGTTAATATGCCTAATGATATTCTAAAATTACCAAATTGAACAAACCATTCCATTATTTATCTATTTGTTTTAGTTTGTTTATTGCCCACTCAATACCTGAAGTACCACCCCACGCATCCCACATAAGTCCACCGCAACCTTCTGAATAAGGTACGTCTTTATTCTGTTGGTGTCTTTTAAAGGATGCCATTCTAGCTATCGTGTCCCTAGATATATTTTCTTTATTTGCTAATTGGTTCGCTCGTGCTTTTCCAACTGCCGTTCCGCATTCACCCCAACCGTTTTCCTCTGCCCACTTTAAGGCTCTCTTTGCATTATTACTAGCTGATTCCGGATAGTCGTTATAAGTTTCTTCGTACTTGCCACCTGCTAATATGGCTTGCCATACGCTTACTGCTTGTTCACGAGTTTCGTAAATACAAGCACTTTGTCCAACTTTCCATTTTCCGTTACTGCATTTAATTACCGGCATTGCCTATCAATTTATTATAAATAGCAAATCTTTTGTTATTTATAGTGTCTAAGTTATAATGCTCATTGCAGTATTCAAATAGCTTCTGTCCGTATTCAATACGTGCCGCATCGTCAAAGGTTAATAGCTTAGTCCAATAATACCAATCCTTTTGATTATTTACATAGCACAAAGGCATATCTTTATAAGGATGAACGTTGCTGACAATGGCAGGATTTCTTTTAGATGCAGTTTCTAAAACCTTTAAATTCGATTTCATACTATTGAACTTATTATCTACCAAAGGAATAAGACTAATATCAGAATCAGCATAAGCACCCATATATTTAGTAACTTCGGAATAGTCATAGATAGTTGGATTTAATTTTAAGCCATTAGTAAATACTCCTATCATCCTATCCCAAATATGTTTTTCCCCTAAATTGTAACCGGCAATAACTGTCTTTACAGGGAAGTTTATTTTTTTCATTGGGTTGCGTAATATGTCCATATCAGCAGAATGCGTTCCCGAACCTGACCAAAACAACCTTACTAAATCTGATTCAATCTTATTATCCTGAAACTGTTCTTTGCCATAAGGTAAAGCGTTAGGAAGTATTTCGACATTAGTATTAAATTTATATATTTCCTCCGCCAACCTTTCGTGTGTGCAAGTGCATAGGTCAGCTACTCGCATATACTCAGTTATTATTTCAGATATATTACTTTCCTGATACCTTTGATATAAAACGTGAGATGGGGGTAAAATCCAATAATCGTCGTTATCTACAATTAATTTGAAATTATATTTCAATTTCATTTTAACTAATAGCTTTGCATCAGTTGAAGTTAAAAATCTATTAAATATTACTATATCATAATTATTGTCAAACACTACTTCGTTTATAGTATCTGTAATTAAGCAATAGTCTTTTTTCATATTGACTAAAGGCATCATTATCCTATGATACCCAACCCCGCTAAATTTACTTGTAACTGCTAATATTCTCATAATGGTATATAATACGCTTTAGTTCCATCCGTATAAGCTGATACGTTTTGATTATGTAAATCCCAAGTCTTTTTAACTAAGTCCATTTTATTGTAACCATATTTATCAGTACCGTTCTGTTCTAAGTGGGTAGCTTTTATAGATGGAACAAACTTTGTATGCAATCCTGCTGCCCTTACTCTTGTGCAATAATCTAAATCTATTGCTCCGTATGGGTCTAATTCCTGATTAAATGCACCTACTCTTTTTATAGCTTCTTTAGTAATTGTAAAGTTTCCTATTAAATCTAATGAATCACCTGAAAAGCCATCTAAAGGAATTGAACATATCCCAATACTTTTATCTTGTAAAAATTCGTTTCTAATTGTAAGCCAATTATTAGGTTCTAAAATATCGTTTGCTAATATTGTAACGTATTCAATATTGCTAAAGTCTATTTTATTTAACCCCACATTTATTGCATTAGATATTCCTTTTTCCTTAACTATTATCAGTTGCTCAACATCAGCACCTGCATTTAACAAGTTGCAACCTAATGTACTAACACTATTATTCTGATAGTTTAAAAATATTATTGCGTTCATCTTGGTTTGTTTTCGCCTAGCTTCCTTGCAGGTACTCCGGCATATTTAGTAAATGATTCCGATTCTCCTTTAAAAAATGCACTTGCTCCAATCATACAACCTTGCCTAATACAACTGAATTGATGCAGAACTGCATTTAAACCTATGTTAGATTTTTCATTTATTACTGAATGACCTCCAATCTTAGCACCGCAACTTATTGTTACCTTATCGTGAATTTGACAATCGTGTCCTATGTGTGCGTGTTTCATTATAAAACAGTTATCGCCAATCATTGTAATATCTACCGTTCCTGCATCAATAGTTACCAATCCTGTTATAATATTATTATTTCCGATAACTACTTTGCCGGTTGGCTTATCCCAAAATGCTTTATGCTCCGCCTTATCACCTATAATACAATAAGCACCTATATAGTTATTATCACCTAATATAACATTGTCACCAATGATTGCAGTTGGGTGTATATAATTAGCCATTTGCTTTCGGTTTGCGACCTCGCTTTTTTGGTTGGTCAGTTATTGTATTTTCAGGTATCTGCATCATTGTTTCATCTTGCAACAATACTTTTTCGTAATGGGAATATAATCTAAGCACCATATCCATTCGGCAGTTACCGCACCAAATTGTTAAAATAAAACTAGGGTCAATATATGTCCTATAAATATGCTCATAGGTTTTCATTATTTCCAAATCTAAATTCCTGACATAACCACTTTTAGCAGTTTCGTAGTTATTATAATGTTCTTTTAAAAATTGCCTGTGTGCTAGTTCCATATTTTATAAATTAAAGTTTCTACAATAGATGCCAAAAATCCTGATATAAATAATACGCTTGATATATTTATAATTAATTCAGGTGAGAAATACAATACGAATGCAATCCACGAAGCCAAGCAACTTCCGCAACTGAAAGGCTTGAAATTGATTCCCCATTTACGGTGTAAGTTGTGGATAGTATTAAAAAATAGTGATGCACATATACTTGTTAAAATTATTTGAATCATTTTCTTATAAATTTTTTTAGTTCAGTTTTGGTTTGTTTTAGCGTTCTAATAATTGACATATAAGGAATGCCTGTGTGTCTGCTTAATTCTTTTGCATTTTTATTAAAATCAAAAGTGTATAGTTTTAATATTTCCTTTTGATACCAATGTAGGTTTTCTATTGCCTTTTCCATTATATCGATAACACAATTATTTTCTACTTCAGCGGTTTCTTTTTCTTTATACTCGGTGTGATTCCTGTATTTTTTCCAAAATTGGCTTCTATCAGATTTAATCATATTAATCATAGTTCTAACTATGTAAAATCTAATTTCATTCCTTTCGTACATTCCGATAAGTTTCGCATCTTCCATTTCCAACAAAACTAAAAAAACCTCAACCTTTAAATCATACTGCAACTCTTCAGGCTGCATCTTTGCGAATGCCTGATTGACCTCTTCATTAAGCCAATATTGCTCTATAATTTTATTTTTGTCCATTCAATTAATACAGGTTGGTTTTCTTTTTCCGTACAAATATAGACAATTCCGTTACAATTATGAATATCTTGCAATCTTTCTTTTTGCTCCGGACTTAACTTGTCACCAATTTTTTTAACTTCAACTGCAACATATTTCCCTTCCGGTGAATATCCTTGCAGGTCTGCCCAACCTTTTTGTATCGTTCCCTTGCGTTTTCCATAAGGAATATTATTTACCCTATTAAGCCGGTAGCCTAAATATTCAAGACTTTTTTTTGCCCACTTTGTTAAATCGTTTGCTGATATATCCATTTTAAAATGCTATTATTGTGTCTTTATTTTTGTTTCTGTATTTTGTTTTTTCAGCTATCCTGTGACAGTCTGCGCATAAAGTTAAGCTATATCCTGTTAAGTTATTTTTCTCAATCTTAAATTCATTAAACTTTTTTGTCAATCCGCATTTTTTGCACTTCCTCATAAAATTGTTTTTTTTCAGTTATTAAATTAGTTTTTGTCTTTGCGTTTTTGTGTGTTGCGTAATAGTCTATAAAATCAGAAGTATATGCATATTTTTGTATGCCACCCCTTTTGTATTTAATTTGGTATATTTTCAAAATATTTTACTAAGGCTAGTTTTTTACATTGTGTATCTATAAAATTATCGTCTTTTAGCTTTTTACTAAATTCTTTAGCATCCTGTCCGTATAACTTATTCAGTTTCAAAAGGTTATCTTCCCTGACTAGCTGAATTATATTTAGCATTTCACTTGGCTCAAATTTAAGTTTTCCTTGTCTAAGTAAAATTGCGAATACTCTGTCAGCGTTAAATACCTTGTTAAAGTCATTTTTAGCCGATTCTAGCCACTCTTTTTGTGTAAATGATACTATGTCCTCATCTGATAATTTTGGAGCCTCTATTTCGCTTAAAACGGGTTTTATCATTTTTCTAACTTCAACTGCCTTTTTTGTATAAGCCAACATAACCTGACCGATAAACTTAGGACTAAACTTTTCGTAGTGTTCAGTACTGCAATCTAGCTTCCCTTGTACTGCCATTTTAAAGGCTATCCTAAATTCTTCTATGGTATATAACGGGTAGCTTGTTCTGATAAAATCTTCAATAACTATCATTTCCTCTTTATCGGGATATTTAGTTAACCCAATCAAAGTGAAAATATATGCTAGGTTTTCCCTTAAGGTTACAGGTGAAACTAAATTTAATTTGCTACCTGTAAAGGCTTCAGCTATTTCATTATCAACTATTAATCCATTGTTTAAGGTTTTCCATTCTTTGTTGACTTGTAGCGGTTGAGCTAAATGTTTTTGTATTTCCATAACGTAATTTGTTTTTTATCCAAGTATTTACCCTTCTTTTTACATCAAAAAATTTTTCAAGTTCATATCGCAATTTACCATCTTTATTTGGTTCGCACCAATATTCTAAAAATTCATCATAGCTATCACCTAATAAAATTTTATATTCTTCTATATTATTTATAAATAATTCTTTATTATTTATTTTAATTTCTTTTACTTTACTTTCTTTTCTTTTGTTATTTTCTGTTATGCAGTTGTTATTTTCTGTTATAATTGTGTTATAACTATTTGAACCCCAACGCTTTTCCATTCCCTTTTTACCTGCAAAAGATTTTGATTTTCTTTTTTCATCTTGAATTTCTTTATTTTCTAAAACTCTTTGACTCCAATAAAATTCACCATCTGTAACAAATAATTCAGTATCTATACAAGTGTTATAGAACTGTAATAACTTATCTATATCAATGTTAAGTTGATAAGATATTCCATCAATTAATTTGCATTTTAATTTTGAGTTAGGACTTTGATGCAATAGTTCTATAAAATACCAATATAAACCGTATGCCTCCATACCATATTTAGACCTTAAATAAAGTATTTTTTCATCCTGTGCAGCATTAAAATCGTGCTGAAAATAATATGATTTATTATTCATAAAATAAAAATGGGGTTCAGATTCCCCGCTAGTCGTATTAGCAGTTCATCCTCCCCCCAATATTGGTTAACTAGATATATACGACATATCTTTTGTTTTAATTAGAAGACAAATATAGGTTATATTCGTCTAATTCTTTGCAAATTTGCATTACTTTTTCTTTATACCAATCTTCGGTGTCCATTAAATCCCTGCATCTTTTAATTGAATATAGGGTAGTGGTGTGGTGACTAATACCACAATAAGGAGCAATTTCCGATAGGCTTAATCTAGTATATAACCTTAGTAAATATGCAGCAGCTTGTCTTCCAAAAACTGTCGACTGCTTTCTGTTATTAGCCTTGATGTCTGTGTTAAATATTTCCTCAACTAATTGAATAATCTTTATTGGCTTAATTGTTTTGTCAGTTATTTTAAATGCAATATCATCCAATATTATTCCCTCTTGAGTCATTAATTTATGCAGAAAATTAAAGCTATCCTTCTGCATCTTATAAGCATCATATATTTGTTTTTGTATTGACATATCTAAAATGGTAAATCTTTTGATTCTTTTTGCATTACATAATTATCTTCATAAATTTGGAAATCAGGATGTCTTGATTCCGTCTTATAGGTATTAACCCACATTGAGTACTTTTTACCTTCTATTGTAAAGCTGATTACCTCACCTTTAGCGGTCTGCTTTTTCCATGCGCCATACTTCTTTTTTACTTCGTTATTTTCCATTTGTTTTCTTTTTTAATAGTGAATATTGAGCAACTGTTTTAGGCTTGTTTTTAGTTCCAACATTAACCATTTCAGTTTTAATATTATATCCTTCATCACGAAGGTTAAATACTAATGCTGCCAATCTTAATGTACCATACTTTCTTAATGCCACTAATGGTGTTAGCGGTTCTTTTTTAAGGTGATTAAGCACCTGCGTTTGTTGTGTCATATTGTTTGTTTTTAATTCTCGAAAAATTGTAATTCCTGTTTAAAAAAAATGCATTGTTTGTAGTATAACTTCGGTAATTGCTAGAAACATTTAATACCCTTACCCATTCATTAAAACTTAATTTTTGTTCAGGCAAAGCTATTCTACTAACTTTTATCCCCCAAATATTTTCCATTGTTAATTTATTAAAAATTATTAAATAAGATACTGCCTTATATTTAGTCGTCGTTTGGTTCATCTTCATCTTCCCAATCACAATGCTCCAAACATTCAGGGCAAATATCAATTTCAGGCATATTGGTTTCTGCTCCGCAGCAAGTTGAAAATGGCATATTATTTTATTTGATTTTGATTAATAGATTTTAAAGCCTTATTATATTCATCTAATGTAGTGATAGCACTTATTTTAATAGCTATCTTTTGTTTCATTGATTCATCCCAAGTGGTCGTTTCAAGTTTCATTATCAATTCCATTCTTTTATCCTCACCTATTTCGTCTTTATGGTCATTGGTTGCATCTGAATCCTTTGTATCATCAATAGCAAATAAACCATTTAAAGCGTATTTCCTAGCGTATGAACTAGCACTACCGGTTATCTGTGCTGCATCCATTCCCTTTTTAACTTCTTCCTCTCTTGCCCAACCGAAAACAGACACAATATTGTTTTCATCTAGTATTAAAGTTGCAGTAGCTTTTATATATATCCTATCGCCAACCTGTACTACTTCATCACTAATTAGCAAAGCAGTTTCGTATTTATTTAGGATAGGCTTTGCAGCCTCTACAATATCTTCAGCACTTCGATATTTGTATTTACCAAATGAATTGGTTTGATTTTTTGGTGCTTTTAGTTCTGTTTGAATTTTTACTAATTTCATAGTTTGTTTTTTTTATAGTTTTTAAATTTCAGCCATTTTCATATATTCTAATTCTGCCTGATGTTGCATCCATTGTCCGAATGTAAATGCATCGTCTTCGTAATCATACCCTGCAAATAACTTAGGTTTTTTATTATAAAACTTAAAGTAATCGTCAACCGAAACTATTTGATTTTGAACATTGACATTACCTTTTTGTTGGATTTGCCAATAAATAAAACTATCTAATTTTTCAATAGTTTCTGTGCCATAGGTTTGGCATAATTGTTCGTAGGTGTAAAATTGATTTTCCATTTGTTAGTTTTTAATTTTCAATAAAATTTTCCCAAGCGTTACTAGGGAATTTATTAAAAGCAGATAAATAATAAGTTTCTAATTGAATGATAAATTGGTATCTAATATCATTTACATAATGTAAATTTTCCAATTCATCTTTTAATTCCTTAACTACTAATGGATAACTTTTATTGTAGTCCTCCATTACTTCTAAGATTTCAGGCTTTAACCTTTCTAATAAATTTTGCATAGTTTGTTTATTTGGTTATCAATTAATGACATAGCAAATATACAACTTATGTACATACTATCCTAATAATATGCACCTATTTTTTATGAATGTTATAAGCGGTAAATATGGCTTATGAATGGTAAATAATAGGGATAAACGGCTATTTACTACCGTCTTGTAAAGGTAGATGCTTAGAATTATCTACCTGTCTGTAACCTAAATTCCACAGAATTTTAGTAAGCGTTACGCTTTTTTCAATGGTTTGTTCCTCGCTATCTTCAGGATTTAATATATGAAATATTTCGTGTATGTATATTTCTAGCTTTTTTCTACCCTTTAATCTAGGGTCAATGTATATAATGCCATCGCTTTCGGCAATGCCATGCGCTTGTTCTCTACCTAGTTTCTTATATACTATTTTTATTTTCACGCTTTTAACTGAAGTTCGTCAGGTCTTTCAATTTCATTAAACAATATAACTTCGCCACCTCTTAACTTTCCTAATACTTTTTTTATTTCATTCTCAAGTGCGTGATACTCTTGCAATCTTTTAACTAGCCACGCTTCCTGTTCGTTAGCACTCCATTTGTTAAATCCTTTTGGCATTTTCATTGTTTTTAGTTTTTATTATTTTCTTTAAATAAATAGACAAATCTAGCGCTTCCTCGTATGCGTGTTGAAGCCATTCCTGTTCTGTTAAATCAGTCCTATCCATTGTAGTACCGTATTCCTTCAACCCCTTATCTTCCCTAGCTATTAAATCGTCTATTATACTATATAGAATTTTACTCATTACTTATCTGTTTTTGAATGCATTTTACCGCACGTTTGACATTTATATTGTATCTTAACTAATCCGGAAGCCATTACTCGTCTATTGTTTTTAACTAATTCATCACTTCCACATTCAGGGCAGGAACCTCTGTCACCTCCAAATATTACCCCATAATGGGTTTTAGATAGTATATGATTATTTAATTCTTTGTGAACCTGTTCTAATAATACTACGTCTTGTATGCAATAGTCAATCATTATATTCATTGACTTTTTACAATTTTTTAGCATTATGTCCTTCCACAAATCAAAGTTGGTATGATTCTTTTGCCCTAAGCCTAAAAACTTTCCAATGTAATCAAGCCTGTTAGAATTGAACCTGAACTTTGACCTAGCTATTTTTAACGTATCTATGGTATTGTATGTTGGGAACATTTCTATTCTGTGAAATAAGCATCTTGTTCTAATCCAAGCCAAGTCAAACTTATCGCCATTATGCCCGATTAACTCGTCAGCTTCATTTGCTACTTTAATAAAGTCCTGCAATAATTTTTTATCGCATTGTTTACTATCCCATTGCAAATAATATACGTCTTTGTCATCTTCCCACTTGTAACAAATACAAATAATCGCACGTTCTTTAATAATGTTTTCTGTGCCTATTTGTAACTTGAAACCTGACTGCCAAAATAAACCCACGTTTGCGCTTACTTCAATATCGAAGTAAAGTCTTTTGCGTTTGGTTTTTAGCATAAATTTTAAATTAGTACAAAGCCGTTTTTATCAACTTTGTTATTTTTATGTAAAGATAATAATTCATTAATTGATTTGCCAAATGTTTTTTGAAAGTGCGGAGCATCATTAAATTTCCAATCGCCACCCCATTCAAACCCGTATCTTTTAAATATAGCTACTATTTCCATCCAATCTGCAATTTTATCATTATCGAAATCTTTGTTAGTTTCCCAACTTGCAGTTTCAAAGCTACCGTTTTTATCTTTGTCAACTAATAAAACAATATCAATAGCTAACCCGTAATTATGATACGACTGACCGCCTCGTGCGTTTGTAACCTTTGCACCGGCTTTTGTTCTGCCCTGTGCATATAAAGCGTCTTGCTCCGCAAAGGTTCTTAGGGTATGAGTAAAACGACAAATAGCTGACCCGTTTAAAGCAGCTACTATTTCATCGTATATTTTATAAACGTCCTCTTTTATCTTAGGGTGTAATAAATTTATCCTATCTAATGTTACTTGGTCTTTCATATTATTTTATTTAGATATGTTAAAAAAAGTCTTTTAATTAGTATGTATG